TGTATAGTTTTTTATACGGTTTTAAATGACTCTTGTGTAACTCTTTTAATTTTGTACCCATGATTGCAATACCAGTAAGTATATTAGATACGGCACAAGCTGATGGACAATCCTCTACTATAACTGCATCATCACACTCACCACATTTAAATGGCACATCTTTGTTACCATACATAAACCATTTAGGATAAACATTTTTATTTAATCCTCTACCTACTGCACCAACAAATTTATGTGAGTATCTATTTTTAACTAAGAATACAACTCTATCTTGTTGCACATCATATTTTATATCTGCTCTACCCCAAGACCAAGCCTCCCAACAATTATTATTGGATAACCAACGCATTGCTTTTTGATTTGAATATATACCTTTAAAGCTGTCGGGTATTTTAAATTCTTCGTTTTCTATATATAGTTCTTGATTACCTTTAAGAACTTTCTCTACATACTGCATATTTTTTTCTCCTTCTTTTTTTCCTCTAGCTTTACAAGACGCATGAAAGCAATACCAGTTTATATTATTTTCTGTGGTGTCTACTGATAATGTATTTAAATTTTTACAGAAAGGACAATCCATTCTCATCTGTGTATCAGGTGGAATAAATAGCCCTTGTATAATATTTAATTGCTGTTTATAATTCAATTCTTAACTTCCTCGTATGTAACCCTAGTTTTAGTTTTATCATAAAAGGTATCTCGAGTGAGAATAAGTTTTTTAGTTAGTATCAAGTGTGTAGCTTCATCATCTATTCTATCTGCGTCTACGACTCCTGTTAGTGGTAATGTATATTGTCCTGCATATCCTAATCCGTATACTTTTATGAGGTAGTTCTTTGTTTCCATTGTTTTCTCCTTATCATACTTTTAGTTATTTGTCAACTGCTTTTGTAAAATATTTTTCATTATTGTAAACTTTGGGTCTACATCTGTGGTCTTACAAGCTGTAAGTAATAAAAAAATTATAATTATATATTTCATTCTTCCTCAGATTCTTCTTGTATCTTTTTATAATCTACTTCAGGTTGATTCATATAATCTTCTTCTGCTTGTTTATAACACAACTCATCTATCTCTTTCCAAGATAAGTGAGGATTTTTTCTTTGTATCTCCTCAAACAATTCTATGGCTCTGTTTTCTAGCCAATGTTCTTTTCCATCTACACTCATTGTTTTTTCTCCATTTGTTTTTTTAATTCTTTTAAAAACTTTTTACATTTTCTTACATAAGCCTTTGATAAATCTTTATTATCATACAAAAAATAATTTAATAAATTATTATGTTTACTTTTTATTGTCATCAATGCTCCTTATAGCTTACTTGTTTAACTTTACGACTCCAACAAGAACGGCAAGACTTACACTCACCATCTTGTTTATATGCAGGACATTCTTGTCCTACTGGTTTTTTATCTTTGTGTACACCTGATGTCCACTTCCAAAACTTTGGTGGTGGACTATCTACTTTGATTGCAGATACACGCAAACATAAATTCTTTGGTACATCTTTTTCTTTGATGTCTTTTATAAATTGATATTCTCTTGTGGCTAACCAGTATTTTATATGTGGTGTTCGTTCACATACCTCAAATATTTTCATAAGATGGGAGAAAGATTGCAAATCTCCTGAGTCAAACCACCTGTGAAAAAGCCTTGATTTATCTAGGTTTTTGTACTTTTGGGTAATGAGTTCTGCCATATAATCTACCCACTCATTTTTTTCTATTGCTTTTCTTCTTAACTCGTGTGCGTCAAACACATTTTTAAATGCATAATGTCCTTTAAGTGCATAGCATTTATTACAGATAGTTCCTTTTATCTTTGCTAACTTCGCACCTGTAATACATTTCTTTGCTGATATACCCCAAGCAAACGCAGGCATTTTACTAGGGTTAGATAGTGTACCTATTTCTTTTTCTAATTCTTTACGCTTCATTTTCGCACCTCTCATATTCTTTTAAGTAAGAGAAAAAACTATCAGGCAAAATATCTTCAGGTATGGTTTCAGTATTCCAAGTACCATCAGCATATCTCCAAGTTACTACAACGGCACAATTTTCTATTTGTTTTTTTATTTTTCTTTTCATAATTATTTATATCATAAATTAACAGATGAGTCAATTTGCATAATAGACTTTTTTCAAAAAGTATGATATGATATCCTGCGTTTCGGGGCAGGGTATATATACTATTTAGGTTCTATCCCTTTAGTTGTAGTTGAAATAAAATTATTATGTTTGTTTGTATACTCAATGGCATACTCTTTTTTATGGTCTAACTTTCTTCTTAATTTTTTTAAAGACATAGCCTCCATATCTTCTGACATTTCTTTTCCTAACTCTCTTACTTTGTATTTATATCTCATAATCATATATTTTATTTTTTTCCCTTTCTTTTTTTTCTTTTTCTTTTTTTATATTATAGTTTATCACAAAATAAACAATAAGTCCACCCACCATAATGGCACATAGACCTATAAATAATTGTAGTATTCCGTAATGTATATCCATAAAAAAAGGCTAGGCGATTTCTCGCCTAACCCTTGTGTAATTTAAGCTACTTGTTGGGATTCAAGATGTTTCTGCAAAGCAATTTTTGCATTAGCAATCTTTTCTTCCTTGCTAGGTTTCCTTTCGTAACCTAATATAGAATCTGTCATAGACTTAACACTAGCAGGATTAACTACTAATGCACTACCAAAGATTTTATTGATGGTAACATTTGGTTCCCACCCATATTCTTTAGCTAGTATATCTACTTCAGATTTAGTTTTCATAGCTTTGATTTGCTCACCTACTAAATCAGTTGCCCGTAATATAGAACTAATCCAGTCTTGATGAGTCTTTACCACATTAGCTTTTGCTATTAACATCAGCTCAAATGTAGCAAACTCTTGTTCTGTGCAAGGTATTGCACGAGAACGACAACCACCACTACCAATAATATCTAAAGCATAGTTATCTTTCCACACTTGATACCAGTTAGTAGATTGCCCATCTCTACCTTTTAACCAACGCTGATTTTCATTTGCATTAGTTGAGTGATGAGGATTACTTCGGTTTCCTTTTTGCTCAATCTCTATATCGGGGTTATAGCCATTAGCTTTTAACTCCTCACGATACCAAGCATAAGCAAAGTCATTGTCGTGGTCGTATGATGAACTACCAGTATGATTACCATCTAATTCAAAGCTGAAGTGTTTTGATTTTTGTTCTTCATCTTTGTATTCATTAAGTACATTTACTGGTTTTCCCTTTTTATCTACAACTGCAAAATAAAAGCAACTGTCTTTTGCTGTGGCATCAACAGTATTATATTTTTTCTGTAATGATTGTAGAGTAGAAACATCTTCGGGCTTATACAATCGTGTAACTACATTGGTGGCAGTTTTAAATGCGTCATCAATCCTAGTCTTACACAAAGTTTTAGCTGACAAAAATGCCTCATACTTTGGGTTATCTTTTTTAGATTCTAAAAATCTTCGGAAGTCTTTTATGTAAGCTGTCCGATAATCTTTATTCAATCTAATATCTTTTTTCTTCTCCATTGAGTACTCCTTTCATTGTTGAAGATACTACCAACTTGTTGTCAGTAGTATCTATATATTACTATATTATTATTGATTAGTCAAGCCGAGTTGTTGTGCTAGAACTTTAGCTTGTGCTGATGATAGTCGTGGACTATATTCTTCGTTAGGGTGTATTGATGCTTGTGCTTTAGTAATAGGGTGTCTAACATTATGTAATTTATTAACCAAAAAATAAAGCCAATAACTATCTCTATGACCACTAGAATATTGATATTCAGAATCAATAAGCCAAGCATCTTCCATATTTACTTTTACTGGTTCTGTTATTCTAACACCGATTGAATCAATAGCCCTATCTAAATATATATTAGACCACTCATCATAGCAAAACATTGTGCAGAAATTACCATTACCATACCCATATGCTCTATTGGATTGATAATATTTATTACCCTTGATACCCCTAATTTGATTTGTGTTTTTCTTTTCGGGGCATTTAGGATTCTGACACCATTTAGTATCTCTACTCATTATAATATCCTTTCTCTTTTAGATGTTGATATAATTTCTTACAAGTCTTTGGTGCTTTACTATCAAGATTAAAAGTCTTACAAGCTAGTATAGCTTTAGCAAATGAACTATATCCTGTTACTCTAGGATTAGTCATAAGCATACCTGTTCTAGCTTGTAGTCTTAATGCTCTTAATAAAGTATCTTCTCGTAAGGT